GCGGGTAGCTTACGTGGAGGTAAAGATATCTTCGGGTTAGCTAAACTAAACGATAACTTTGCACTTCCAGGAGGCGATGAGATAAACGGTTTCGTATTATTTCGTCAGCCACACGAACCAGGATATGCCATGTCAATACTCGATACCGAAGTTCGTGTTGTATGTAGTAATACATTACAACTAGCGTTACGACAACAGTCAGCAGCAAAGTTTACGATGTCTCACCGTACAGAGTTTAACGATGTAAAAGAAGACGAGGCGTTGCGAACTATGGGTGCTGTATACGAACGGCGTGCAGAGTTTAAAGAAGCTGCTGAGTTTCTCGCTAAGAAAAAAGCTAAGGATAAAGAGGTTATTGAGTTTATCTCTAAACTTTACCAACCTAAGATCCTTGTAGATCACAAACCAGAAGAAGGCCCAATACAAGATAACTTTAGCAAGATCCCTAAAGCGGTATTCGAAGCTCTTGTAACCGCCCCAGGAGCTGATAATAAATCAGCAAAAGGAACGTGGTGGGGTGCACTTAACGCAGTAACTTTTGTAGAAGACCACCAGCGTACAGGCGAGAACAAAGTGTATAACGCTATGTTCGGTGAAGCTTCTAAGCGAAAGACTACCGCAATGAACCTAGCTATTGATTATGCGAAGGCAGCTTAATGGCACAGGTACATAAGTTTACAAACTCTGTAATCTTAGACGCAGACACCGCCAGTGGAATCTGGTGGTGTCTGAACGTTTTGTCAGACGAGGATGTTCTCGAACGTCCTCTGAACGACTTCAAAGATATACAACAAGCCGGTAAACATTCTATGCGAGCACTTGTTTCTAAGATGACACAGCAGAGCTGTCAGCTGTCAGACAAAATTAGTAACAAAGATGATCGCGATGATTTCTTTGCCATTCAAGGATTAGTTAAGAAAACGGAGGAACTCATTAATGAGTGATGATTTCGAATGGGGTGATCTCCCCGCAGATAGTAGACGTAAGTCAAAGATTGATTGGGAGTCGTGGCCAGAGCCTCAGATGGGGACAGATAAGAAGATGCGATACCCGAGTAAATTCTTTGAGCCTGACGGTGATGGAGATTCGACTAAGATGTTGAAAAACAGGGTTGATCAATCTTGGAGAGGGTTTTGTAATAAACATAAACCTGATTGGAAGTTCATGTCTCGAGTAGTTTTGAAAAACGATAAAAGTGGGGTAGAGGTATGGAGAACGGAGTAGACGATAAAGTAGATGTTTTATCTGAACTAATAGCAGCGAAAGATCAAACGTCTTACATAAGTCGAGAGCTTGCAGCTTTTGTGACACAGTTACAAGATCTAGCTAGTCGATTAGACGAAGTTATCCAGATGGTAATAGACGATAGGCGCGAAGAGGGAATGGTAGATTCCGGCGAGCCTTCGAGTGGATACGTTAATCAGGATCCAGACTTAAAGAAGCACTAAGCTCGTGTTAGTGCTTTACTTTCGTAGTTTCCTGCGTTACCGTATAGGTTCCTACTTAGTAGGCAGAAAGTAGAATGGCAGATAGAAAGGAGAACGAAAATGCCAGCGACGAAGAAGAAAGCAGCACCAGCTGTCAAAGCTGATAGTGCTGTCGGGAAGGCGACACTAAAACCAGTGAAAGTTGCTAAAGTGCCAGTGGTACAAGCAACGAGTAAAGGAAAGGGTATGCAACGTTTTAAGTACACCGGCAAAGAAGCTAGTGAGCGTGTTAAAACTGCAGGACAGTTTATCGGGCTTACACAAGCGTTGGAAGAGAACATGGGTATCGAACATAAAGATTTCGACCGTAGTTCTTTTACCATGGCCGAGCTTATGGACTATGCGGTTCTTGAAGGTCACGTTGAAATGAGACGTGATGACAGTAGAGATCCCGTAGCGGAAGCTGCGAGGATCACTAAACAAAAGAAGCGGATTGCAGCAGAATACAAAAAGCACCTTATCGAAGAGGGCTTTATTGTTTTGTTGTAAGAATATGGGGGGCTATGCCCCCCATCTTTTTTTGGAGAGAACTGTATGGATGTACAAACATTCGGAAAGAAAATAAAAAGTGTCCAAGCTGCGCAAAAACGGACTATCGACCCAAAGATGAAAAAGTATTGGTGCGATGTAGAAGTGACTTTGCGTACAGGATATAGGAGATCTACGTGCGATTCGAAACTTTCAAACGCCATGTAAAGATTAAACCAGCAGGGCGACCAGGATACGAGATTGTTCAGTACGACATCTTTGAAAAGATGTATTTAGAAGACCCTGCATTCGACCATGTCAATGATATGCAAGACTTTCATGACCGAGCGGTATATATGTACCCAGACTTTCATGATATGGAGCGTGATTATTTAGACGCTGCTCAAGATGATGTCGATATCGGTATGACGCCAGGACCATATCCAGAGTGCGAGGGCTGGCACGCACCAGAACCTATTGACGGTTATACATCCGTAGATTGTTTGATCTGTGGACAACAAAAGTTTTTATTTAAGAATTTGCCTGAGATAACTGCTTTGATGAGACAAACGGCTATCGAACAGGCAGAAGGGATTCCGGACACTCCGAGTAGGGGAGCAGGAGCCTCAGCTTGAGCCTTCTCCAAAAAAAGGACGAGAAATAGATTCGATGAACAGTGGTGTTCGGAAGGGCATATATGTCGTGATTATACTATTCATTAGTAGAACCACTAATCGAATCGACTCCTGCAAATTTAATTATGTCTAGTGAAAAGAGTACATATCGAGAGTTAGGAGGCACTGGGTCAGCAGACCAGGGTTTCCAACATGAAGGGATGCCTGAGCCGTTTGGCAGTGGTTTCGGATATTACTCGGTGGATCCTGAGATACTAAACCACGCTGAGAACCAATGTCATGAAGAATCTTGGGGTTGGTTCATGGATCGTAAGATCGTAGAAGATACTTCACGCACGATAGGTATATTTTACGACGAACTTAACATAAAAGGAGGATACCAGTCTAGTTAGTGCTTTACTTTCGTTTAGTCGGCGGTTACGCTATATATAGGCGTACCGCCCACGGGTACGATTTTTAGAAAGAAGAAAGGAGACTTATATGAGTTTATCTCGAGACGACTATCGCAGTCGTATACTAGAAGATTTCTTAGAAGATGTTCTAGGTTACAAAGACGGTACTAACCTTGCCGAGTCTTACGAAGAAGCTCACGAGCATTTCAGTAATACTGATCCATTGATGCTATCCGATTACCGTTTAGCTACGACGACTCAGCTTGATATGGCTATTACTTACGGATATATCTGTAAGCCAGCTAGAGTGCTTAGTGCTTCTGAGTACCAGGATGTGCCGATTATTACCGCACTTGCTCCACACCGACAGGAGTTTTTACAGGAGCTTCTTAATTACGCTAGAGCTAGATCTAACAGAGATCCTAGGTATCAGAGTCTTTACTACGAGGACTTCAGAGAGTTTTTCGATTACTTCAAAAACATGGTAGGCGAGCACCAAAAAGCTTTCCAGCCTGTTGAGGTATCCGAGGACACCGAGGCTGATATCGACGATGACCGTTGCGAGTCCGATTACGCAGACGAGTACGTTAGACAAGATGCCTAGGCGTTATAAACCAGTCCGTAATGTGAGTAAGCCGAGACGTGAGTTTCGGCTACTTACCCCACGTGTACGACCTGAGTGGCAGAGAGGGATTGACTACCCCTCTCGTATGCCCACTAAAGATTGTACATACAAAGTAGATAACAGACCGA